TGCTGCCAATTACAAAACTTATGATGAGCTTAAAGCTAAAATGAATAGAGTACTTGGTATCACCGCTGGAGTTAGTATGGAAGCTACTGAAATGCCTTCTGCGCCTGCAGTCACAACAAATTTTGTTGAGTCTCCGGCTATTGAATCTGCCAGTGCAGGAGAAGAAGATACGTTAAGTTACTTCGCGAAACTCGCACAAGATAGTTAAACAGAAAAAAAACTTTTAGTTTTTTACGAGGCCGCGGGAAGCGGCCTTTTTTTTCTAATTAGAAAAAGATCTTTTATGGCTTAGATCACGTGCACCACCTTGTGGTTTGACAGTGACAACATTAGTATTAATACTTGAATCAGTATTTTTAGTACTAATGTTAGTAGCTTGATTTATTAATAATTCCTTACCAGCAGATCGCTTATCACTATCTAGTTTAGCTTGTGCTGCAGCCAATGCAGCAGCATCAGTAGCAACTTTTTTATTTCTTGCAATCTCTCTTGGATGTAGTTTGACTACATTTTCTGATAACACATCTCCTGATTCAGCTTCAAGTGCTAAAACGCTGGCTTCATATTTATCGCGATTTTTTTGCATCGCGATTGCTCTTGGGTGATTTAACCGATTTTGTGCAATCTCAGCCGCGTTTTGATCGTCTGATATAGATTGCTCTATTTGGTTCTTTAGTGCTTCCTGTACCGCTGGATCAGTAAGTGAATCTAAGGCCACTGTTTCATCACCAGTTAATCCTTTTTCTTTTTCCTTATGTAGATTAATTTCATCAAGCTCATTCCTCTTTCTTATCTCTGCTGCAGCCGTTTTACCTCTATTAGTTTGCAAACCTTCTGCCAAATCTTCTATGAATGATGTATCGAAATCATCTCCCATTATCCATTTGGCCAATCTAGGTCCAAGCATTCCAATGATTTTTCTAGGAATCCATGTAATACCATTAACAATCATTGATAAGAAATCAACAAAATATAACATCGCAACTTTCAAGGTATCCATTATACTTGCACCAGGCCCTAATGAATCTTGTAATTTCTTAAATCCCCAGTAAAGACCACCAACTAAGGCCATAATTGCTAGGACAGGTAATAATATTGGTGCCAAGGCAACTATGACCGGTGCCAATGCTGTTGCCATACTCGTAAACATTGCTCCTATAGCTGGAAGAAAGCTACCCAACATAAAGACTTTCATTCCATTCATGGCCCATTTTAAAAATTTTGCTGCTTTACCTATACCAGTGGACAATTTCATTGCAGACGTAAACATACTAGCAAAGCCACGTATGATTGGTCCAGCAAAAAATAGTCCAAATCCTGCAATTAATAGTTTATTTTCACCTATAAATCCTAATAGATCATTAAAAGCTTCTTTCCAATCTCCATCAATCATTTTACCAATTATATCAACAATGTCTCTAATTTTCTCTAAACCTATCTTAACGCCTTCCATCAAAGTCTCAGGATCAAAGAATAATAATGCTATTGTACCTAATGCGGCAATTATACCTCCACCAGCTAATAATCCATCTCGGAATTTATCAAAACCTGCTGCAGTTTTTTCTGCACCTTCAGCTATTCTATTTAGAATACCAGCGGCCTCATCAGCAGCTAGTTGTTTTTCTCTTCGCTCTTCTTCGTCTCCAGAAGCAGATTTAAGTTCTTCCATTCTGCCTTCTAAAACCCGTTTTTCAAGCGGAGGTAGATCTGGATTTTTTAATTTAGTAGATACTTCCTTAAATTCTGTTAATAAAGCCTTTTGTCTTTCACTATCTTCCTCAGTATTAAAGATAGATCCCATTCCTTTAATTTGTTTTTCTAAATCTTTTTCTTCAATACCTTTATTAGTTTCATCTTTATCAGCGGCAAATTGTTTGGCCAGACCAGCCGAAATAGAGACTTCAATTTCTTTTTTTACATGTTCATCACCGGCCTCTTTTCGATCTTCTTCAAGCTGTTTACGTTTTTCTTGAGCAGCCTTTTCTTGTGAGGCCTCATACTCTTTATTGATTTCTGTTTGAGTGGCTTTATTAGTACTCTGCCAACGTTTCTCATCTTTTTTACGTTGCTTTTCTGCCGCTTTCGCACCATCCTTTTTAGCCTTTATTCCATCGGCTATAGCAGCTTTTTCTGCAGCAATTATTTGTTCTGGTGTGAGATCGGCCATGAGTTATTTCCTATTTTTTACCTGAAAATGCTTGAGCTCCGAAGAACGCTGCAACAATACCCGCAACTGCTACAAAATATGTAGGAGCCATAGATCCTAATGTTGATTGAGCTTCACTTAGTCCTGCTAAACTGGCAATAACTACCGCAGCAGGATATAATAACATACCGCCTAATGAGAACCATGCCATTTTTCTTTGTGCATCTCTCATTGCATCTGCATCTTCTAGTTCTTTTCTTTTGAACTCTAAGTGCATTTTATTTTCCATTTGAGATATGTGGCCATCGCCGTTTATATCTGCATCTTCCATACCTTCGACAGTTTTAAAACCTCGAGTATCATATGCTGCTCCTTCACCTTTTGGGGGTGCAGCACCAGCCTTAAGTGCATCATATTCAGCACGACTCATACTTACTTCTGCTTTTTCATCTGTTGCCATTATTTCATCCTCTTATTTTCTTTCGAAATTCTTTCGTTTTCTTCTTTGATCCATTGCATTAACATGGTTACATATATTTCTCTCTCCCATGGTACCATATTGTCTAATTCAGTTAAACTATAATTATGGTGCTGCATCATCGCGAAATTAGTCTTATAATGGTTTACAAGGCTATCATGAGAGAGGCTTATATAAAAAAACTTTGTAATCCCTTTAATTCTATTTTAGTTTCATTGTTACATTTATTACACTTATAATCAACATGATGCACAAGTGTAGGTAAATCATTTAAAAAACCGGTTAGTTTTTGAAATTGTGCACTATTAAGACTCTCTACAAATGTAATTAAATCTTGTTGTGTTTCATTACTTGCAGAATGTATTTCATCTTCTTCAAAAATATTAACAATCAATTTAGCAAACATTCTAGTAGCTCCATCAACCGTATTTAATTCATCAGTAGATATTTCTGAAAGGTCTTTAACTCCAGGCCATCTCATTTGAATACTAACTGTAGGTGTTAACTCAATTGGTTCTAATTTCTCTATTACAGGCGGTAATATTTCACTAATATCAACGCTAAAATCATTAACATGTTTACATGTATCAATGTCACACGGTAATTTTAAATCAATAATTTCGCCTGATGATTTACCTCTCAATTGTAAAAAAACATACTCTACATCGAACATTGTCAATTTGTCTGTATTAATATTTTCAGTAACACAAGCTCTAATAACTTGAGCAACTGCTCGTACTATTTGGGCTTGATCTTTCGTTTCAAGTGCCATCATTAGTACCTTTTCTTCTTTTACAAGGTACGGTCTATATTCAACCTCTTGTCCTGTTGACGGAATTGTCGTTAGGAATTTTGAGGTATTCAGTTTTGGTAATGCCATAATATTTTATTCTCCGATTATTATGATGAAATTAAGTCTAATGTATTTGTAATCTGTGGAAGCACAGAATCCTTTATTGACATTAAACTGTCAAGTGATGCGTCAAGTTCCATATATCTATCATATGCGAAATTAACACTCATTTCTTGGATACTAGTATCTTCACTAGTATCCAAATCTATAGCCGACATGTCTAATGGGTATGCATTTTCAAGTGTCACCCCAAAGACCGGCAAATTCTTTTGATTTAATTGTATAATTTGTATATCTGTACAATAATCTTTTTTATATCCAACTTTATATCCATCGGCATCAACTACACAACCAAGCCAATCCGCAAAATATCTACGGGCAAATCCGTCATTTGTTAAATAAAAACTCATTGCAACGTCTCCATCAATAAAATCATATGGAATTTTCATTGATTGTTTACCAATTTGTTTATCTGTGGTTGATATATTTCTACCAGGAATATTTACAGATTTGGCCAATAATGTTATATCTCGTGGATCATTAAATATATTACCAATTCCACCACCAGATAATAGTGTACCAAGTAATACAGATGGGTCTGTATTAATAAGAGATACTTTAGGAGCAGTCATTAAAATTAGAAATCTATTAGTAGGAGCAATTCCGCCCTTCTTACTGAGCATAGCTTTCATTGTGTCTATATTCATTAATTTACTCCGCTTGCATATGTTTTGCGTGAATAACGCCAAACTGTTTCTTTAGAAACTTTCTTAAATTGTTCTGTTGGTAAGAATATTGCTATTTCCCAATCAGTCATTGGTACTCTTACAAGATTTGTTTTAACATGAGGCATTAAATAATGTTTCCAACATGGTTCAAAATACCTAAATCTTTTTGCAGACATCAATAAATTTTTAGTAGCTTTACTTCTTAATCTTTTTAAACGCGTTGTATCATCCATTTTTTTAGTAGGTGATAACTTCATTAATTCATCTAAAAATTTGGCTCTTATGACCGGTGATAAGTAATGAAGATTTAATCCATAGAATCCACCAGGTGCTTCACCTACCACAATTGTTAAAGGAAATCTATCATAATATGGTAGTGTTGCTTTATGTTTTGGATTATAAAAATACATATACATACTACCAATTGCAGTAGGTTTACCTAATTCTGCAACTGTGGCCTTATCTAATGCATCATCTTTTAAAACTCTTTGTGGTGATACTTTACCAAGTTTTGCAACATTTCTCCTGAACCATTTTTTTGCATCATCAGTACGCAATTGTACTTGCGATCGAGATGCTCCTGCTTGTAGTGTATCGAATAAACTTGCCATAGATCTATTTATATCAACCCTTCAGTAGTTTGATACCTAAATTCTTTAAAGTTTCTTCTGTCCATATCTGAAATTTCCATTCTTTTTGTTCTGCAAATTTCTGAGCAGCTTTCCACTTATTTGTATTTGTAATATATGTTGTAACTTCTTTAACATATTTCTTTGTTTTTCTAGAAGGTTTCTTAGGTGGGATAGTTTGTTTCTTTGGTTTAATTTCAACTAAAAATACTTCATCGTTTTCCATTACAATAAGTAGATCAACAAAATATCGATGTAATCTTCCATCTACTGTAGACATATAAGGAATTACGATCTCTTCTGAATTCCAACCACGTACTTGTGGATTAGATTCACACCACTTAAAAGCCTGCCGTTCCCATAAAGATCTATATACAACTGTTTTGGGATCTCCAATGTACTTTGATTTGTTTTTTATTGTGTATTTGCCTTTGTAACTCATATAAATAGTACCATACGTTAAATAATATAATTCTATTTATATAAGTAAAATAGGTACTAAATATGGCAAAATCACCAATTCTTACATATCCGCAAACATTACGCGCAGACGCCGAAGCCGGAAATCAACCCTTTATGAGTTTTTCATTGAAACAACATGG